GAAGAACTTGTTTAGATGCAATAGCAACAACATCAATATATGTTTTTGTAAAGTTTTGTGCAACAGTCAATGCATTACCAAGACGGATAGGCAATGTTTTATCAACTTGTTGTTTCTTGACCTCTTTTGGAATCTCTTGTTGGATTATTTTGAAAGTATCCATGTTAATATTTTTGAATTGCCCTGCATATTCAAATTCTACTTGCATACCTTCTTTTAGAACAACATCACCAACTTTTACAAATTTATCATTGTGCAAACCTAGTCCATAGAAGTTTCCGCTATTAATAATGCTGATAGAATTTCGTTTTGCTTTATCATTGAACTTAACGAAAATCTTTTCAATCAAACCATTAAATTTATCTGCCATTTATTTTCTCTCCTTTATTAATTGAAGCGGGATTTCTCCCGCTTTTATCTGGTCTACCTAATCTTACTCAGTTTCTTCTGGCTTAGTATATTCAATTACCTCATCAAGGACAATCTTTCTGAGGTAGCACATCGTCCCAAAACTGTTTGTATGTGTCTGGTAGAATACCCTACCTTTGCAGCCATTAGACAACATTTTATCCGTAATGTCAACTTCTTTTCCATCAACCAAACTAAAAACTTTTGGACGAAGTTCAAGCTCATAATCCACTTCTACAAACTCACCTGTTTTCTTATCCTTGCGCAGGTTAGAGCAACCAAACCGCACTACACACTGTTTGCGTTGGTCGGGATAAGGGGCAGGAACCTTAAAACGACTTTCATATTTATCATTTTTAACAGTCTCTGTAGAAACTTTATATTTACGTTCTTCGATTTCATCAAAATCATCTTCACTGATAGTACAAGATACATTGTACTCCTTCTTCTCAGATTCAAATTTGTTGACCGGAATGCGTAGATTAATGAAGTTAAAAGTTACACCATCAATTACTTCCATCTCACCAAGTTTACCTTTAACTTTAGAAATTGCCATACTGTTCCTCCTTTTGAGGCTAATGTTAAGTGCTAAAGTCACGGCAATGAAAATAGCACCAGTTCTTTATATTGTCTATTGAGTTTATATTGTCTGCTTATCAATTTTATCAAAGATTGAATGATAAATCAATCATCTTGTTCAGATTGTGTATCGTCATCATTCAAACACAAATCAATGAGTTTCTTAGCAGATTGAATATAATAATCATAATTGATGTCATTATTAAAATTCTTGATGTTATTACAAGGAACAACATTCCAACCTGTATCGATACCAATCCTGCGAGGTGGTTGTTTTACTTGTTTTTCACCACAATATTTATATCCTAATTTTTCAAATTTCTTCTCCTCTGTTTTATTTTTAGGAAAATATTCATTTCCTTCATCATCTGTATAAAATTTTAACAGTTTACTAACAACAACAGGCGGCATAACCTTTACTAATTGTCCACCATTATGACTTACGTAGTATCTACAAATATTCTGTAGTTGTTCTTCTGTTCCATCATCTTTCACAAGGACTAGATTACTACTGCGTGGCACTTTTGTACGAAGCATGAAATCGAGGTGATTATCATGATTCATTATAACTTCTTTTAGGTCTTTTCCATGAACCAAAACCATTTCAGCAGCCATTGGAATCACGGGGGCAGAGTGGTTTTTATGCCAACCTAGATTTTGCCATTCATATGCTCCTTTGTTTTTAAGATGACCATCTTCATATTCTGCAATATAATTATTAACGTCACGAATAATCATACGTTTATAAATATTCTTTTCTAGTTCTAATTTTGTGACTTCTTCCCACCACTTACAAACTTTTGATGCTTCCTCATCTTTATCTTTGTCAATCATAAACGTGATACCATCAGTATTAGCTTGGATCATACTAAATCCATCTAGTTTTGCAAGTTGTTCAATCAACATGCACAGTGACAATTGACCATTTATTGTGATACTCATTGTGAACTTTGGGTCATAGAACGGACTAAATTGGTCATTTGATGCACCGTAAGTACCATTCAGCGCAAGCTTCAACATTGCCTGTTCCGCATCCATCCCTTTCTTTTTGTATTCCTTTCGCATATCGTAAATATATTCATAAATATCGCAAAATTCTTCACTTAAATGTTCAGGGTATACTCTATTTTTAATAGCTAGGTTAGGGTAGAAGCTCGCAACATCCTCATCTCGAATAAGTCTCTTATCATCTGAATATAGAGTTTGTGATTCAACGCTCCCATGAATTCCGCCTGTACCGAAATCTAATCTAAATCCATTAAAATTCACATTCAATGTAGACGCAACTCTCCACATCACATAGTAACTAACTTTACCGCTTTTTAAAATAACTTCTTCAATCCAACAGGATTGATTTTCTTTCTTTAGTTCCGCAATTTCAATATCAGTTGGTTTATCTTTTAGCTTTTTCTTTTTTGTATCCATATTTGCGTATTTAGCAACTTCACCAAGTTCGTGTTCTAAAATATCACTGAACACACCTTTTGTTTCACGAATTCTTTGTGACTTCAACCAATTTAACACAGCATTAAATTCGGGTGATTCAAATTTAATATACGGAAAGATACATTCTCTAAGATCGATATATTCACGTTTTGTCTGCTGAAGTTTTCCTTTATTATAACAGCACCCCGGCATAGACTCTTCTAGTTTCATAATAAAATAGTCTTTACCGATTTTAGTATCATTGAAGTTCATAAAGTTCTTACCATATTGTTTTGTAAGTTGTTCACGAAATTCAATTTGTGTTTTAGTATGTTCATAAAATTTGAAAGTTTGAAGTACGTCGTGTTTGTTATATTTAATTAGCACATCAATTTCTTCATTTGTCAGAACTTTACCTACAGGAAAAGGTAGGTCTTCAATATTATCAGATCTCATATTAAATTCAAGCATTTTCAAGGATGTTGCACGGGCTTTGTTATCAAAATGATGAATTTTATATAAGTCGATTTGTTCAATCATTACGTCTTTTTCTTTGATTAGAAAACCAAATTTGTCTTCTGACCAAATAATTTCCATTGCTTTATCATATATTTGTTTGACTGTTGCTTTTTGATTTTTCAGAAGCCAATGCAATACCGGATAGTCAAAACCTACATTATTAAAACCGACCATACGGTCACGATTACGATAAAGGGTACGTAAATGATTAAACATTTCATTTCGCTGGTCTTTTCTTGAAGAAATTTCAAATACTTTTATTTTACGTTCCTTTGTATCTGCAATACACAAACTGAAACAATTAGGGTAGGTTTCGATATCGTAAACATGGTCAGTCATTAAATCCTCCTTTAAAATGAATCCTCAACCACTTCATCATCGAAAACTGGGGGAGGATTACTATCTATATTTTCTTCTTGTTGAATTGTTGTTCTGTTAGGCAAATCTGCAAGATATTCATCTCTGTCAAAACACTGACGAGTATTAAAATCATAATACCATTCACCACATGCACCAGTCACACCACCTCGACACTTAGGCATTCTAACATAAGTAGTATTCTTTTCCATAGGTGATTCTGCTTCTTTATCCCTTTCCAGAAGAATATTGATTGCAGCAGACTGAACGAATGTGGATGAACCATATGCATCATATTCTGAAATAGGAACAGATTTACCGTCTTTACTCTTAGGTGGTTTACGTGTATGTAACACGTTGATTAGACGAACTCCTTTTTTACAGAACATTTTCTGATAAAGCATATGGCTTTCTTGCTTATCTGAATCCATTCCACGCAAGATATCTGTCAATACGTCAATGACCATGATCCGACTACCATATTGTTTGTATGCACGGTCTAATTGTTTTTCTATACGTTCAATTTTACCTTCTCGTTCATCAATTATATAGAATCGCGGCTCACCGTTTTCTTTAAACCACAAATTGTTGGCTTTTTCGATCACTTCAGGTTTCGATAGAAATGCTCTACGTTCCTCTGGATTCATCCAACGTAAATTGGTTTGAAGGTGAAGTGATAACATATCTGTACCCCACTGCCCTTCTGTTGCCTCAAGTGAAATAATTGTTACAGGATTTGGTGAGTTAAATAACCAGTGGTAAACCATGTTGTTGACATGACTACTTTTACCCACTGATGTATCAGCAATCACATTTGTAATAGTACCGTCGAGAATCCCACCACCCATGTTATTTTGCATTTTATACATATAATGAGGTAATGTCAACCGAGGAGTATCTAACTCCGCCATTACAGCATCCATCATTGATGCCGATGACTTGATACCATCTTCAACATAAGGTTTGGCGTTATAGAAATCACGAACAAATTGTTTTTGCTTTCCGTCAAGTAGCATTTGATTTGGGTCTTTTCCAGACCACAATGCAATTTTAACCTTATCTTCAGGTAGTACTTTGGCGATAGCTTTTGCCGATTCTCGCCCAACATCGTCATTATCCATCCCGATAACAATAACATCAAATGTATCAAGAAAATCGTATCGACGAGCAATTTGTCTAGCTGCACTTGGTTCACCTGTTGTGGGAGAAACAACTGCAACGCTTTCAAATTCACCTTGACCTCTCTCAACTTGTGAATCTTTAAGCATTTGATATGCAGCTACTTTATCTTCCTCTCCGGCTGTGATCAAAACATATTTACCACCAGATTTAAATTTAACTTCACCACTTAAATCTGAATTGATGCCTGTTCTGCCTATTTTACCATATCTAAAATCTTTAGGATGATTTCGACATTTATATCCAACAATTTTACCATCTTCTGTTTCAGGATAATACCGTGCTAAAACGATACCATTACTATCAACTTTAGTTAAATGACCAAAGAATCGATTGTATTCATCTTTAATTCCACGATAATTATTTGAAAAATAACCAGTTTTTTTGACAAATTCTTTTGCTTCGTCATTGGTTATTGGTTCAGATTTTGATTTACGAACAAAATTCTTCTTGTCAATAACTACTCCATCTTTAATTCCCAAGTTGACGGCAACAGATGAATTATGTACTTGTTCAATTGTAAAATGTTGGTTACATGAGTAGCAATAACCATCATATTCAACACCATTTTCTGAATCGTGTTCATATATAGCCAGTGCATCAGTACTCGCACAACCCCTTTTTCCTTCAATTTCATTTGCAATACAATGAAAGTGCCCAATCATTGAACCGTTCTCTCTACTCATTCTTTCTCCCTTCGATACTTTCTACATAAATTTCTTCACATGATCAACAACATATTGATCCACAACAATATCCTTGGCTGTTAATCTACGATTAATCTTCAAGTTATTCAAATCACGACACCTAGAAACAGCAACATACAGCATACTGCTCCCAAACAAAGGGTAGTGTCCTAATTGCAAATCTACTTCACCAAGAGTCATCCCTTGTGAACGATGTATGCTAATTGCTGCGCCTAGTCTAAGTGGAATTTGAGTAAAAGACCCAATAATCTTTTCTCTAACTTTCCCAGATATATCAACAAACAATTCGTAATTATATGATGTTTTTGGCTCAAAGTCAATAGTAATCCCATTGTCTAATTGTACAGTTACAGAGTGTCTGTTGATACGTACCACAGTACCACTTGAACCATTGACATATCGTTCCTCTTCGTCATTAATTGTTGTTAGTACACGACAACCTACTTTCAATTCTACAATTTTAGGAGAGGGTTCTTCCTTGAAATCTCCTTTAACAACAGCCTTAAATATCTTAGACTTTCCAGAAAGATTTGTCAAATGGTATTGATTATGCTTGTCAACTGTCTTGTTTGTTGGGGCTAGAACAACTGGATTATTAAGTGCCTTATTTGTATTATAGCAGACATCATTCAGATATTCAACAATCAATTGTTTATTTTCTCCAAGCCTCAGATAATCCAAGATTTTTTGTTGTTCTGTATCTGACTGCCTAAAATTTTGTGTCAGTACAACAGTTTTAAAATCACCATCTTTGTATGCTTTAGAATCAAAAGCATAAGGTGAATTATAATGTGGTTGCATAATCTTCCTATCACTATCAGTAACAACTGGAGCAAGCTGGAGATAATCTCCAGTCATAATAACTTGTAAACCACCAAAAGGTTTATCTTTATCCCTATACTTTCGTAACGTCCAATCAAGCTCAGTGACCCTATCCACACGGCAAGCTCCAACCTCATCGATCACCAACATCTGGATTTCTGGGGACTTTAAAATAGCAGCACGTTCTTTCTTTAAATTGCGTTTAAGTGTCACACCTTCAATAAATGGCTCTAAAGCCAAGCCAAACGTCCTATGAAGCGTTTGACCACCAACGTTAAGGGCACTGCTGCCTGTAGGCCCAACCTTCAGCATACATCCACTGAAGAAGTTTGAGAGGCTATTGATAAGTGTACTCTTGCCTCGTCCAGCCCCACCAAGAATTTCTACATTATGTCCAGATAAAATTGCATCTAGTGCCTCATCAGTTGTCAAGTGCAATCTCCTTCATAGTAATATATTCCGTCCGTATTCAGTTCCCCAAAGTTCACTTCATACCTGCTATCTTCAATTTCCATACATCGTAGATATTGGTTCAATTTACCCCTTACTTCATTGTCCAACAACTGCTGTTTATACCCTGTTACAATAACAAGTTCACCGTATTCATTGTACACTTCTAGATTTAGAATATCATAACCACCATAAAAGTCAAGGTCTGAAGAGTCATTGTTGTAATCAGGATCTTTGTACTCTACCTCTGCTTCAACAGAAAGTTCTTCCTCACATATAAAACTATAAAAATTGAAGTTTACAAAACTCATATTAATCTTCCTTTACAAAATTAAGCCACTTTAGTTGAGTTGTCAATTGTTTTGATGTACGTTTATTGTATTGTAGTGAAATGCGATTAACAATACGTTTTTCAGCTTTCTTTTGTCGCTCTGTCTGAGAAATAAACCACTCTCCTACTTTAGGATTTGTGTTGTGATTATATTTATATTGCATATTTTCAAGAGAAATATTATGAGTTACATTCCAAGTGTCATGGTCATAACCAACAAAACCTTTACGTACATCTCCATCAACAGCCTTATAACCAATACTATTTGCAAAAATATTAAGAGCAATAACTTGGATGCTCAGGGAATCAATCTTGCCTTCTTCCAGAAGATGTTGAAGAAGATCTCGTTCTTGTTTAATGCTCATCTTATTTGTTCTCCTATTCTTTTGCAATATTAACAAATACAGATTGTGGTACACTTATTTTAAATGAATCATTCTGTCTAGAATACTCAGCAATATAACCAGCATCACGGAATGCATTAAGAACATATTGAATAAGGGTAGATTCATTGTATGTTGCACCTGAACAGAAATCTTTAACATAATCTAGTCCAAAACTGTCCTCAAACTTTCGGTCACGGGACATGGTTTTGTATGAAACCTCTAGAACACCTTGTGCAATCTGCGATTCAAAATGATTCTAATTGTCTCCGCATAGACTTCTGTCTCAGCAAGCAATTCTCGTTGCGCCATAACATCGTCCACGACCACATGAAGCAACTTTTTTAGTTTGTCTGTTGACAATGTTTCTAGATCTCTAGAATAATCTTTAATTGTCAGAATGTCAAGTCCTTTATTCATTTTATTAGTCTCCTTGTGGTGGAATTGAAATGGATACAAAGAATCCTTGATACGAAGATGAAGTTTCTACAAGAAAGCCTCGTTGTTCTAGCAAATCTTTAAATTCTCTCTGTGACATCTTAAGTTTAGAGAGATTCACTTCGAAACTTTGGTTGTTAGCTTCAAATCTAGGAAACACAATATCCCTGAGCCAAGAGTCAATAGATTTTTGTTTTTCTTCTGATTTGTTTTTAAGAAGTTCGTTCAAATCTTTTGCGGTATAGGTTTTATTCATCATATTTCTCCTCATTTTCAATATCTTTCAAACGATCTTTGTAGTATGCAATCCAGCACTGGTTTTCCTGATTCAGCTTACTATAGTATTCTTGAGTAGATAGGAATTCTTCATCATTCCCCCAGAGGGCTGCTTGTGTTAAACACATTTGAATTTCTTTCTGTTCCATCTCAAGTTCAAAGATTCTATCCTTGATTTTATCTTTTGTCAATGCCATTTCAGCCTCCTTCAATTTCAATTACAAAATGTTGTTGTTCAAACTGATTATCTACTTCATTGATGCTCAGTTTACCATCTTCTTGTTCGCTGTCAATAAGAATTTTGTATGATTTAACTTCACCTTTTTCTTTTGCTTCTAGATAAGCATTACGAATTTTAGACATTTCTTGTCGTTTGATGCAAGCAGTGCATTTAGTTTTAGCTTTGCATTCAATAGGGTCTTTCCTACACATTAGTTTTGTTCCTTTACGAATTTAATATAGTTTTGATAGTAACTTTCCATATTCTTCTTCTATCGGATTCTGGGTGTGGAAGAAAACAAGAGTATTATCAACATCGAAGAACGCACCAAGAGTCACTTTAAGTGCATCATATCCTGTCATTTCCCTTCCATTTTCAAAACATTGAATGTCATGGTCAAAGCTGAAGACATCGTAATCATTTAACATATAACACCCTACGAAATCTTGGTAAGTGCGAACCACTCTCCATTCAACATTATCAGGGTAATTAACCCAAGCCACATCTTGAGGAAATCTTTCATCATCTAGGAACAGACCTTTGATTTTGTTACTCATTTCATTCTCCTTCTATTAAAGTTGAGGTAACTTTAGCACACATATCCTAGTTGTCAACAACAATTTTAGCTTGATTTCATGTTTGTATTGTTTATACTAACTCTATCTTGGCGAGGAAAAGGATTAAACAATGTTCTACAGGTTGTTGAAATTTTTGAATAAGTTAACAGATAATAACAATGAACCAATTTATGTCTTTACAGATGGTAGTGGGAAATTCAGTACAGCTTCAGTTGTTGTAGTTGATAGGTGTGATGTAAAATATCTTCGCCATACAAAAACTGATAGCAACAGTGCTTTAGCTGAACTTGCAGCACTACAAATGGCTTTGCTTCTATCTGAGATGTATATACAACTAGGAAGAAAAGTATACATATTCTCAGACAATCGTGGTGTTGTTAGTGCATACAACAGAGCTAAACAAGGTATCGCATCAGGAGCACCTATTCATAACAGACTAGTTGATTTCCTAAAAGAAGAGTTGTACACTGCAAAATTAGAACACATAAAGGTGAATTGGTGCCGGAGCCATGACGGGCTGTATGGTAATGAAATGGCGGATTGGCTGACTCGTAATGAGTCACTTAATAGTTGCACACGTTTTGACTACTTTGACACAGTTAAACATTTTGGAGAATTTATAAATGACTGATTTTGATAAATACAAACACTTGTACTATGGGGACTTTGATACTTCATGTACAAACTCGCCTTCAAATTTAAATGCTCTGAGTTATCATGTGGCACGAGAACAAAACAACAAATTCGAAAAAGAGATTTATAATCTGATTGAATTCATTAGACTATGGAAAGATAGGTATGAGTTGTTTTGTGGTAAGTTTAATGCTCATTCTTATACAACACAAACTATGCCAGTTTGGTCAATGGATAAATCAGAACGTAGTTATGTTCCGTTACCTAGAGCAGAGTTTTATATTGATGAATTCTTTAATATGATTCTGACCAAAAGAGCTAAGTTTGAGATCCAGCAATATCGCCAAAACTATAGCCATGAGTACGATAATTCTGGTAGACTCTACGAATACTCAAAACAACCTGACCAAAATATCATTATTTCTGGTAGCAAGTTTACAATTATCGGTAAAGATAATAATTATCGTTTAGATATTAAGATAAACGCTGCACTTATTTGTAGTCTTATCGGTGCAATTAGCAATAATTACGTTATTCATCAGTGGTATAGCAAACAATCTAGATTTAAAGAGTTTATTGAGAAAATGGCAGCCTCTCATTATTTTATTGAATTTCAGATTGATAAGATGTACACTAGGATCTTAATTTCGGGAAGCCAAAATGATCCGAGTATACGAATTGATATTGATGGAAGATGGTTGTATTTCATTCTTCCAAATGAGATTCTACGTGTTGAAAATCGTTTGCACTACAATCACTTAGATAGTTTGTTTGGAGAAGACAGAAAAGAACCATTGACACGGGAAGACCTTCAGTTGTATAGTATTGTTAACGAGGGTAGAAAACCAATTATGTATGATTTTGAATTCTGATTTAAGCAAGGAGAAAATGAATGTCTAAAACTCAATGGTTGTACAATACTCGAATTAATACTCGTGAGTTGCCTGAAATGCTGGCACTAGGTAAGCGACTGAACAAACCAGTCTGTATCCTTGCCCCCTCTGGTGTCGGAAAGACAGAGATTACACAACAATATGCAGATAAAGTGTATAATGGTAACTGTGTAACTGTTATCCTTAGTCACCACGATACAACTGATCTAGTCGGGCAAGGTATCCCTGTCTATGAGGGTGGTAAGTTGTTTATGAAGCTTTCTGAAAGTGCTCTTATCCCGATGGATCCAGATTTTGAAGGCGTTTTGTTTTTAGATGAGATTACTAATATTGATACGCCAATGGCGCACGTTCTTTATCAGTTGATTAACGAACGAAAATGTGGAGGAAAACCGCTACCTAAAAAGATGCAGATTTGCCTTGCAGGAAATCGTGTATTTGATAATGGTGCATCATCAGAAATTCTTGGTCCTTTGGCTAACCGAATGATTATTGTTGAAATGGAACCTGAATCACAACATTGGCTAGAAGATTATGGAAGTGTAGTAAATATCCACCCAGCAATTTATCAATATATTCATAATAATCCAAATAAGTTGTATGAATATGGTAGTGAAGATGATTGTCCCAGTTTTGCAAGTGGTCGTTCTATGAAGGCGGCAAGCGATGTTTTCTGGGATTTGCAACATGGAAATTGTAGTGATAAGATTGCAATGGTATCGGTTGACGGGTCTATTGGCAATGATAAGTTTTTGCAAATTTATCCACTCTATGAAGCAGCAATTAGACTACCAGACCCAATGATGATTTTGAATGGTAAGTTTGATAAGCAGTTAGACAAAGATGTAGGACTTGCAGGAATCTTCAGTGTCCTATCAAGTTGCATTCATCATTTGACAAACTCTATCAAAAACAACGAGGATTGCTGTATTGATTACGGTAAAAATCTTACCAAGTTTATTGCTAACAATTTGCTAGACGAGAAAGAAATTATTGTTAATTATATTACCAAGATTTGTAAACTTGGACAGGAGTATGGTAAGGCGGATTTCCTCCTGCAAATCAGGAAAGATAATCCAAACTTTGCCTCTCTACTGAAAGATAACCTACAATTTGAACAGCAGATTAAAAATCTGATGGACAATTCTTGACAAGACAAAACAATATGTTATTATAGGACTACTTCGGTAGTCCTTTTCTTTTATGGAGAACTTATGAACACAGATATTACATCTAAACACAAAAAAGATGCAGAAGCACTAATACGTGGTGTCCGTCTAGGTATGATTAATTCATCGAACAAAGAGATGAAACTGTTTGGTATTGTTAGTACACAATTAAAAATTGAAGTTGTAGACTACATCCCTACGTGTGCAACTGATGGGCAAAAGTTGATGATTAACCCACTGTTTGTTCTAGGACTAACTACTTCTGAACTTAGTGTTTGTGTTAACAAGATGAAAAATAATCCATTTCATTCTGTAAAATCAGAAGAAGATTTTAAGTTAATGTACTCTAAGAAGTCTGTAAAGTTTCTACAGTTTTGTGTAGTTCATGAATTGTCGCATTGTATTCATGACCACTTTACTCGTGTCGGAACAAGAGATAAATCTATTTATAACCAAGCAGCAGACTATAGAATCAATGCAGATGCTTGTACTCAGATTTGGGGTAGTATTGAAAAGGCAATAAATCAAGAACCAATTTTTAAATTGTTGTGTCTAAAAGAAAAATATAAGCCTAAGAACTTTACATCTGAAATTATTTATGATGATTTAGTTAAAAACAAACAAGAAAATAATGATAGTGGAAGTTCAGGACAAGCCGGACATCCTCTGGATGACCACATATATAATGATGGCTATGGTTCTGGAAAACCTTCATATTTTGATAAGTTTGTCAAAGAAGTATTGGGTCTTCCTGATAAACCGAATAACGGGGGTAGTCAAAATACCAATGATGTTCAATCTTCTGTGCAGATGAATAATAACAGAATTAAAGAGGCTTTTGTTCAAACAGCAAAGGATATTGGATATGGAAGTGGTGGAATTATTGAACAAATAAAAGAGATATCTAAACCAGTTATCAGTTGGAAAAGGATACTAAGAAAAAGTCTAAACGGACTTAATAAGTCTGAGTACGATCCTAAGAAACTTCATCGTCGTGTTCACGGTCTATCTTTGTTTATGAAACAAAATAATATGATAGATCCTAAGCTCGGTATGTATCGTGCTGGCAAAAAACCAGAGCCAACAGTAAAAGCTTTTGTGTTTTTTGACACTAGTGGTTCCATTTCCAACAAGGAACGGAAGATTATGCTTATCGAGACCTGTGGAATCATGAAACAATACAAACAGTTTGAAATTGTTGTTGCTTGTTGGGATATTATAGTTTATCCTCAATCTATCAAGCAATATACAAAACAAAACAGTAAAGAAATAAACGATTACAAATTTATTGGTAATGGAGGTACAACACCTGATGTTATGCTACCATTCTTAGATAAACAAAGACTCAAGAAAGAAGACAAAATCATCGTATTTACAGACAGTTACTTTACTCTTGATAAAAAAGAGTGGAAGAAGTATGAAAGTCAGTGTATTTTTGTCAGTACAGAAAAGAACATGCAACATGTTTATTCGGGTCTAAATGTAAAGTACATTGAATACGATAGATATCAATAATTAAGTCTTGAAATTTTTAAATATTTATGTTAATATAATTGTATACTTTAATAACTGGAGGTATTTGTGGCACACAATACAATTCAAGAAGCCATTGATTCTTTGATTTCAAAGAAGAAGGGAGATATCAAAAGGGCTGTCTATGCAGCCCGTATTATTTATAATGGTTCTAAAACAGAATTCCGTAAAAATTTCTGGAAGGATGTTATTTATGAATTGAGGAAAATGGATCTACAAAAACAGTTAGATAATTTAAACAGAGAAGATTGTTAAGAGGAACGATGAGTGAAGAAGTAATTGAAATTGCAACAAAAGCAAAGAAGAAAAGAGAAAAACCAGAAGATTTTATTGGCTGGAAATCAGAAGATGGGAAGTTAGAAGTTACGGGTATTGCTGGCAAGAATAGGTGGGGTCATATACTATTCAAAGTTACTTGCACTGAATGTTCAAAAGATCCTGAATTATTTCCAGACGAGTGCTTTGTCAGTACAAAAGGGAATTTAATTAATGGTCAAAAACCATGCGGTTGCTCTAAGAAACCAGAATGGAAATATTGGCAGTTCTTGATACTTGCTCGCAGAGCAGCAAAAGGTCGTTTCATTATTCATGGTTTTAATGGAGACTTTAAAAATGCAAAAACAAAATTAAACCTAGAATGTTTAAAAGATGGACATAAATGGACTGCAAGAATTAATAATGTTATTAACGGTGGTACTGGTTGTCCTAAGTGTAAGTATGAATTGCACAAAGAACAACTGAAAACCCTAGACCACATTGCTTTACAAAAATGTGTTGATATTTGTAAAGAAATGGATTATGATGTTATAGGCTTTGTTGATGGTTATAAAAACAATACTTCTCATTTTGAGTACAACTGCAAAATACACGGAAAACAAAAAGTTATCTATAATAGTTTTGTCAACAACGGAACACGTTGTGGTGGTTGCTGGAAAGATAAGCAAATTGAAATTCTCAGAGACAATGGCAATGGAAATGGATACTATCCAGAACGAAAAGATGAACAAGATTATTTGTACATATTGAATTTCAATGATAAATTTATAAAAGTTGGAAGAAGTTTTGATGTAGATGAAAGAATTAAAGGTTTGCGTACTTTATCTAAAGTTCCAAAGAAAAAGATCCACAAACTTCGTATCTTAACAGCAACACACCAAGAGATATATGATTATGAACAAGAGCTACATAGGGAGCTACGAGAAAGAAACTTCCAGTATTATGTAGATTGGAGTAATGAATGTTTTGAGAATGATTGTCAGTTTATTTTGAATAAACTTCTTGACACTTATGAGTATGAAATGGTATATTAAGAGTGCCTAGGCACTCTTTTATTTTATACTAAGGAAAAGAAAAATGGAGATAGTGTTCAATCAGCAGGTGTATCCTAGTGGGACTATAGAGATTAGTTATAGATATTACACAAAAGATGACGTTGGTATGCAGTGGCTTGAATCTGAGTTCAGTCTGGGTAAGCTAAGGAGTACATACAAGTTTAAGTACTCAACAAAATATTTTGCAATGAGTCCTAAACAATTGACGGAGGTAGCAGTAGATTCTGATTTAGTCCAGAATCCTAAACAGCTAGATATCTGCGATTGGCAATTATTGAAGATTATTCACCCTGAGGTAAAAAGTTTTCAATGGGAGGTGTTCCAAGTAATGAAAGATCTTGTTGACAATGTAACAACTGAAGAGTATACTCTTTCTAGAATAAAAAGTATCTTACAAAAGGAGAATAAAATTGAATTTTGATTATCAAAAACAATGTATTGAAAATTACTTTGAAGGTATCTATGTGCCTGATGGCACGTTTATTGCAGGAGGTTGTATCCTTTCTATTATGACAGGACAACCTGTAGCGGATATTGACATGTACTTCTCTAGTCGAGAAGCTGTTGCTGAATTCATTCAAACAAATGATAACGTTTATTTGCACAGTGTAACTGACAAGAGTATTAGTCTTAGTCTGCAAACTTCAAAATATGGAACAAAAGAATTTCAGTTGATTTATTTTGATAATTATAAAAGTGCAGATGAAATCTTTTCTGACTTCGACTTCAGTGTTTGTATGTGTGCTTATAGTTTTGATGATAAGCAATTTTACTTCAATGATGACTTCTGGAAAGATGTTGCAGCAAAGAAGTTGAAGTTTAATAGTGGAACCAAGTTCCCTATTATCTCAATGCTTCGTGTTAACAAGTATCAAAAGAAAGGTTACGATATCAGTAATTCTGAACTTCGTAAGATTGCTCTTGCCGTTAGCAAGTTGAATCTTGAAGATAAGGAAACTTTCATACACCAGTACGGGAGTATGTATGGTCTCGAAAGCACTGTAGATTTGTTCTTGGAAGATAATGATAAATTTAATCCTGAAGTTGCATTGGAGAAGTTTGTGACTGAATATCAAGAACCAACATTGATTTTCAATACACAAAACAATATTCGAAAAGTTATTGACAAACCAACACCATACAAAGCAGAGTGGATGGTAGATTACCTGTTGTATACTGGAAGTTACAATGATTTTATTCAACAACCTTTTTATGTGGAAATTGAAGGGTCTGGACGTGATAAAACTTATAATCTAATCGGGATCAGTGGTGGCGTTGTGGAGAATCTTTCATCTAAATGTCCACAAAAAGTTAAAAGTGATTATGCTAAAGCTCATATCCTGCTGTACAAAGAGATGTATGACCCACTGATTAGATCGTTGAATAGTATGATCAAACAAGGGCAAGGGTTTAATAGTACCCAAGAAAATAAGGACTACGACCCATTTTAATCTTGACAGCAACTAAGTTGTAAGGTACTATAAGGACACTATCAAAGTGTCCTTTTCTTTATGGAGAATACTATGAGTTTGCAATTGGCAACAAAGATTGCTTCTGCCCTACCTATCATAAAAGGGCAACAACGGATATGTGCTGTGGTTTGTGACAAACGCGGAAGGGTTCTTTCTGTAGGTGTCAACAGTTACAGCAAGACCAGCCCTACAATGAAACACTATGCAATTAAAGCAGGAAACCCAGAAGCACAATATCTTCATGCCGAAGTTGCAGCATTAGTATCTTTAAGTTATAATGATAGACAAAAGGTTCATAAGATCTTTGTTAGTCGAGCGATGAAAAATGGGGAGACTGGATTAGCCATGCCTTGTAGTATTTGTCAATTGGCATTAAAAGAATATGGAATTAAAGAAGTCAGCTATACTGTTTGAGAGTTGTTGACAACCAGGATAAATTAGTTTATAATTTGTTTATAAAATAAATTAAGGAGAATTTAATATGTCATTTTATGTAAAATCGACTCCAGAGGTTGCTGATCATCTTGGATTCACTTACACAGATACTGGTAGTTTCTTCTTTGTTAGTGGTTCGTTTGTCTGGAGTTACAACGGAAAGTATTTACAGGATTTTAAAAACAAAAATAAAGATATTCCAGAATACAAACTTCATCCAAAACATGGACTTATCCCTGCAAATAGTAAACTTTTCAAAGAAGATGTCAACAAAGAACAGAAGGAGAAACTAATGAAACAACCAATCAAGAAAGTTTTTGAAGTAGGTGATAAGTGTGTTATCAGGAATCCAAATAATTACGAATTGATGGAAGAAGTTAAGAAGTATTTTATTGACAAGGAATGTAAGATTGTAGCTAAATTTGATCTATCCCTTCCTATGGTTGTGGTTCAGCTTGTTGACCCAGAAGACTCAGATATGCTTGGTGTTTGTGTGGTTTTCCGAGAAGAAATGTGCTATCCTGTTAAGACTGAAAAAGAGAAGGCAATTGAAGGTATGTTGGCAGTAATTACTGAAGTTTATTATGAAGACAAGATTAATAAAGATATTGTAAACCTGCTGTACAAAGCAGGTTATCGAAAAGTAGGAGAATAACTATGGATTACAAAAATCTTGAACATGAAATCAAAGAGCGAAAAGAGAAGCTGACTGCTAAATCTTGGCGTGGAGACCTAACAAAAAGAGGGATTGACAAGGTGCAGTGGGGTGATCTAAAATGTATTCAAGATCAAGTTGTTAATAAGCAAAATGTAAAATAAATTAAATCAAGGAGATTAAATAATGTGGTTCAGATGGCTTTCAAATAAATTATTTTGTCTGTTTCAGCAAGAATATAATAAATCTTGGGATGATTTTTTAAAATGTATTGCTGAGGAGTCAAATGTTGTTGGATTCAGTGAGCATACTGTATCTTTTAAACTAAATAATAGAATATATACAGTTTGGACAGAAAATAAATTCTATTCTTATGGGCATCTGTATAGGATTGATGGAGATGAGGTTGAATATCGCAATCAATAATCAAAAATAAGGCACCTAGAACGCTCTGTATTGAATAGTTTAGGTATAGGTAGTACACACATAGCCTAAACACCTAAGAATTCATTATAGAGCTTTACAGAGAAGATTAGAGAAGGAGGTTAGATAATGGAAATTAGTTATGTCGTAGTTGCCGGGTATTGTTTTCTTGCAGCACTTTGGTTTTTGTTTATCATGAAAGCTAAAAGTACTAAGAATTATATGCTGTTAGTAAGTTGGACAATTTTCTTTCCATTTACTTTTGTAGTGTTTGTATGGGGTGTTTTATACTATGTATTTATTGAAGGATTTATTGAATGGCTCAAAAAGGATTTTTAATATGACAAAACTTTATAAATTCACCCAAGTAATGGATGGTTACACAGATCCGTACTTTCACATGACTGGGACATTGGAAGAGATCATGTATAAATGGTTTCATAATCCTGCTTATATGTCTGTTGGAGTACATCTAGATAACTTAAAAGATACATATACATTAGAACGATCTAAGATCAAGAATGCCTTAGAAAAACAAAAAGTATATGTTGAAATTGTAGATGCTGGTGTATATAATATTGGTTGGGTGACAAAAATCGAGGAGATTGAAGAATGAACTATCAAAACACAATGACAAAAGAATTCAATGAACTTCGTGATTTTATCCTTTCAAAAGGTTATACTTGTTGGGATACTGATTATCAAGAATTCGATGATGCTGGAATGATCACACAAAACCTTCAACGACGAGTTGATAGAGTTTATAGTACATTAAGTATTACAGCAGAGGTACACTTGTGTCATGAAAACAAACAATGCAAATGGTGCAACCTAAAAATTTATGGTTTGAAACCTGAAGATATTTATTCAAAGTTGGATAAGCATGAAACTAAACTTCTTGAGATGTGGAAGATGTTTTGTGAAGAGTAGATAAAATAAAAGCCTCAACCATTTCTGGAAGAGGCTTTCTTTGTATTCATGTTTTATTAGCTTGTTATTTTATTCTTATATCAAATTTTAAATACAATTTGGTCTATGATAGGGGGTTAGTGTTGTTTACAACTAAAATTTATAACTTAGAACTAAACGTTATTTTGAAAACACAGTTTTAAATGTTAATATATAATCTACACCAACAAAATAGGAGAGCACTATGGAACAGTACGATAAAGTTAAAGTGGATTTGAGTTGGGTTAATGACATCTATTTTGACACTGAAGATGATACAGTAACAGCAAGTGTATTTGTTGAACCACTTGTAATGTTCTGTAAAGAAATGTTAGAGAAATATGAAAGCAACACAGAAGATGAAGCGTCAGATTGACCGCTACGAAGAGTCTCGTTGACTCACTAATAAATAAATATATAATATAGATATAAAGATAATAATAATAAATAAAGGATAGTAGTAATTTTGTCTCTTCACATTAATATTATATTTATCTTGTTTATTTATATTCATCATCTATATTTAATATATTATTGTTGTGGTAATTTATAATTTGTTGTGTGGTAGAGACATACCGTAAGGTTGGCTCCTTTGTTGTAGTTGAGACTAGCAACACAATTAATATAGAACATGAAAGGTCAAATCGACCTTTCATATAGGAGGTATCATGAAGTACATCCCACCTGCGAGAATTTTTAAAATCTTGCAGGAACAACAAGAATTAACAGGAAAATCACTCCAGACTATAATAACTATGGTACTGGAAGATTATTATAATAACAGCTCTAACTCGAAATCAATTAGGAGCCAAGAATATGAAACAAAAGCTAAAGTACCTAGTAATTCCGACTGAACTTGCTTTAATGAAAACAGTAAAAGGTACAGGAAAAGATGCACAAGAAGTTGAACTAAATTTTATAGAAAAATCGTTCTATTGTTATATGCATATAAAGTATAACTATTTTAAAAAGTACAACAAAGAGTTTTTCGAATCGCAAGACGTTTTTGTTGAATATCTCGGAGTAAGTAAGAAAACAGTGCAAAGGATGACATCGAATTTACTAAAAGCTGGCTTGATCAGTATAAAAATGACAGACAGGAATAATAAGTACACAGTTTATGACTATGTTGGTAAAACAGCAAGTGTTGATAATAATCTTACTTGTGAAGATGAATTAGACCAAGACGAAATACCATTTTAATAGGAGGTAAAATGCAATGGTGCGTTTATTTTATAGCTTACGGTAATAAAGACCAATCTCCGGTGAAGGTTGGGTATACTTCTGATATTGATATGAGAATTACAAACTTGCAGACATGTTGCCCTTACAGATTAAAACTCTTAATGACTATTCCGTGCGAAAGCAAGTCAATGGCAGCAAAACTTGAAAGATTTCTACACAATAGATTGAAGAAAGGTTTAATGCAAGGTGAATGGTTTAGATGGGATAGGTGTGGCGTCCTTGTTCCTAAAGCAATTCACGACTTCTTCCATTCCGAAGATAAAGACTACATCCAAGCGGATTACTTAGTAAAACATAGAAGATTAACAAAAGATAAGCTTGCAGTTAAAGATCAAAAGCAAGAGATAAAAGAATTGAAGAAGAGGATTAGAGAACTGGAGCAGAGCATAGATGAAATGCTAGACAGAGAACAACTTTCTATAATTTCTAACTACTTGTAATCTACAGTTTTACGCTTTACACAGGCAGCCTTTGGGCTGCTTTCTTTTTATCTTTCCTTTTACCTCATACCAAACCAAAAATTTATCATGAGAGCCTAGAAAGTTCTTGCAATGGATTCTTAGTTGTGCAATACTACCTTCATCAAGACAAAGAGAGGATTAAGAACATGAACCTTAAATGTGTTCCACACAAAGAGTATGGCTATACGATTGTTGTTGACATGAATACACGAAAAGAAGTAGAATTAGATTATGAATTATTTCCTTGTGATTGTTTGTATCCTGCAAGGTTGATTGGGATTAGTTGTTACTATGAAAGTTACAAATGTGATAAGTGCGGCAAGTCGTTCACTGTCAAATAGGAGAATAAAATGAAACCCTCAAAACTATATCATTGTACTACACAAAAGAAAGCAAAATTATATCGTGAATCTGGTCACATTATTAAACCTGTTCGTGGGTTTGATAGCTATCAAGCAGCGCTTGCTTGGTGTATTAAAACAGGTAGGACAGTTGTCCTTGAACTAGAAGGCTGGGAACAAGATGACATTCATAAGCTTCCAGATCACTACAATAGATATGGCAATGCTTACTGGGTAGATAAAAATGTTACAAGTTGGAAAGGAATATTTGATGCAAGTAGTGAAGTGATGCTTGACAAATTTAAGAACTAAAGGCAATTTTGAGACCCTGAACGGATTTTCAAATCTAAGATTGATAACTAAGGAGATTACTATGGAGCATGAAGATAAAATTAAGTTTATGCAACAATGGTGCCAGAAACAATAAACAAGGAGATTTTATGAAAATTAAAGAATTGGTTAAGATTGACAATGTTATTGATACTCCGTGGAAGGTTATGGATCTATTTTCCAAGGATCTTTTACATACAGATATTGACGAATATTTACAAGAGAATCTTATTTCTGTAGAAATAAATGGAAAGACTTTATTGGTAAAAGATAAAGATAACAATTATCTCTGTTTGTTTCTATCTTACTGCAAACATGAATCTTGTTTTTGCTCTAAAATAACACCTTCACAAATACACCATGAGAATTTTAGAAAATTTCAAGAAAAATTGTGGAATAAATTCATGGACAGGGACTATCAGCAGAATGAATTTAAACTTCTAAACGATGAATCTGACATTCATATCTGAACGCTGGGAGAAACTTCTTATCAAACGAAATATCTTGACAAAGAATGTTCAAACCACAACAACTGTTACTTATAGCTAAAACACCATAAAACGTATCAAATTTCAATTCTAGGTGTTGGACAGTACCCTCGTATAAGGTATTGCCCAACTATTGATTCTAGGTATCATTTATGCTATAAATAACCATATTTTTATTTATTGTTAATATCAAGGAGATAACTATTATGAGTTTTAAATCTGTATTGCGTTTTAGTCACAACGGTTTCGCTTATTGTGTGGTAGATATGGAAGGTCCATTTTCTCCTGATACAGTAACATCGTTCCAAGTTGTGGGTCTTTATGATCCTAAAGAAATTTCAAATGTTGTTAAAGAACTAATAGAAATTAGGAACACAAATCCTTATGATAACAGCAATGTTAACTATCACTCTAAGAAAACAATAAATGTGGGGGAACTGGAATTTAATTATCTAGGAAGCGGGGTAATTTCTATTATTGTAAATAAGAGCAGGGTTCTTTTCTCAGGGGAAGCCAATAGGCTTAAGGATTTTGCTAACAAGTGTGGTAAAATTACGCTAGAATAAAATTAGAAACAAAGACAATTTTCAAAGTTGAGATTGAAATTATAAAGGAGAATTTATTAATGATTGATGTACCTTATGAAATAAAACCTGAAACCAAGTATTATGATTTTATTGAAATGTGTCACATCGTGAACAAAGAGCTTGGTTACGACCAACGAAGTTGTGGCAAAATTTTCTATCCTGATACAATGACTTTTGATGACTGGCAGAGGGTTATTCAACAAAAATGGAATGATCTTTTCTCGCATGTAGCAGATGATTTTGGTTATGTTGATATCTGGGTTTGTTGGTAAAAAGGAGATTAAATTATGGGTGTACTTGCTTGTAGTAGAAATGGTTGTGAAAGCATAATGTGTGATTACTATTCCTACGAGTACGGCTATATTTGTAGTGAATGTTTAGATGAACTTCGAAATAAACCATTTACAGACATCAAATCTTTTATGCAATCTCCTAAACCCGATATACTTGATAGTTATTATGATTGGGAAGAGAGGGTTGAACAGGAATTTAAATCACGTTGGAGAGAGGATTAATTATGCACACTTTTGAAACATTTATGCAAAAATATAAAAATTCATATTGGATTTTGAAGAATGAAGATTCAGTATTTAATGCTGTTAACCAAACTATGTACCTGTTTCTTAGAAAAGGACAACTAAATAAAAAAGAACAAGTAACAGTTGTATTGCATTCTAATTCTACTAGAATGGATGAGTATGAAAGCAACAATAACAAATTGTATTTGGTAATGACACATAGAACGCAACAAGTCTTTAACAACCGTATTAAGAAATTGAAAGAACAAAATATTGATTTTGTTTCAGATTCATCAGATGATGGCGGGACAATTGTCTTTATGGAACAGGATCTAGAGGTTATTTCACAAGTTTTCAAGATTAAGAAAAAACAAAAAGAGTCTTGACACAAGAACAGCGACAAGAACTGTCTGAACGACTTGCAAAGATTAGAAAGGAGACAAAATGAAACTGCAAAAACACCATGTTGAATGGTTAGAACGGAATGATGG